TCCGGTAGCAACTTGTCTATCACCAACCCAGATGATTGCTTTAACAATGTAATGGCCGTTGATATGTGAAATTAATTCTGTTTCAACTCTGCCATCTTGATCGTGCGTTTTCCAAAACCTGTCGAGTCTTTCAGCTACAGGTTCATAATCTTCAATGTTGAAGAATCCCATATCACACCCCTTTGTTTTGTCTTACCTGGGTGATACTAGGCAGGAGTTTTAGGGTAAGTCAACAACGACTCACCATTCTTTTCCATCAGCTATGAATTTTCCTTTAGCATTGATTGGTATTAACTGAGGCACAACGTGATTGTTTTGTACATACAAAAGTCCAAAACCTTGTTGCCAATTAGCAGATTTTTCTCTTATATAACCTGCGCCACTTGAGTTCAAATCCATAAGATGACCCACCTCCATGCCCCAGATAGTGTTTAAACGCCCACCAAAGCCCCTAGAAGCCTTTGAAATGCCCTGACGATGGGTATGTCCAATCACGCAATTCTGACCCGTTCTAAGTGCCAAATTAAGCCCTGTAAGCCCGGCCGTAGTATACATTCGTCCTTCATCGCCATGACCCATGATTACGCCAGGAGCAATAAAGTCCATCTGTCGGTTGTAAGTTATTCCTAACTTGTTCAATCCCAATAGGTTTTCAATCCTAAGAGCTGTTACTGATTCAAATGCTGGAGCATTCTTGTAAATGTACTTTTCAATCCTTTGAGAGTGATTAGAACGTTGAAGAACAAAAGGCTTCTTCTTTGAACCCAGAGCTTCCCTAAACTGAGCAAGAATGGAATGAGTGAGATTAAAATTCTTTTGGAGTGTTCCCTCAAATTCTTTGCGTGTTCCCTTGTTAAAAGCACCAAGTTCAGCAACGTCTATTTCATCCCCTACGCAAAATATGCCATCAATCTTTGATTCCCAAATGTAATCTAATACACGATCAACATTGCGTTTATGGTGAAAAGGGATTTGTAAATCTGGTAATACTAAGTAGCGTTTAATACTTACCTCTTTTTCTTGAGGTCGATTACGTCACTCCAAATCATATCAGTCTTTGTCTGTAATTTTGTCATTTCAATCTTCATATCATTTATTTTGTCAGCTAGTGATGATCCACCATTAGGGAATAATGTTTGTTTGATTTTAGTTTGCATCGCTATTAGGCGAATCATCAAAACTATTATAGTCAATGAACAACCAATAATGGCTGTTAACTCATTTATACTCATTGGTTTTTGTACCAATTTGGATCATAATCTGTATCATCCTCAAAATCATCATCATCAGGTGTGTCGGCATAAGCAAAAGTTTCATTGGCATAGTTAATCATTCCAAAGATTTGATATTCAGGCATTCCAGGTGAAACAACTGTTCTCATCTTTTTTTTCTTGCCATCGTAAGTTTCCAGTAGTACAACAAAACCTGTTACAAGTTCTTGTTCCTTGTGAACATAATTCATTACGTTAATAAGTGCATCACCGAACACATCAGGTATTTCAACTTTTTCATCAGACATTCAAATCAACCCCATTCAATTGTGTTGTCCATCCAAGATACTTTGAACTCCAGGCATCCGTCACGCCTGTGTAATAGATTTTTCCTATTGTGTCTTTGACAGGTAAATCAGTAGTCCACACATACCCAGGTTTATCAGATTGAATAGCCACATGGCCAAACTTGCCACCTTTCCAAAAATGTGTTGCTCCGATGGGTGCTTTCATTGGGTCTAAATGTTTATGTTTTGCAGGCGTGTTATTCCACGCAACAATTGCTGATGGATACTTTGCAGGGATTTTCCAGGCTTCACGACATGTTTTAAGGCACATGCCTTTAACACCTCTACGACCAGATTGATGAGCTACAGCCATCCAGGTGGCAGCATCGTGACCAGTCCAGGTTTTAGTGTTCGTCATTTTCTTTGACGTTTATTTTGCCAAAAGAGTAATCAGATGGGTTTAAGTATCGAAGTACAACTGGTAAAACAGCAGCTAATCCAGCAGCAAATAATGCTTTAGGGTCAGTAACTCCTGCAAGATAACAAGCTATTGATGCTGCTAAAAATGAACGTCCCCATGAAGCTGCAATTGCTTTGTAATTTGTCATAAAATTGGATTCTTTACTTCTGCTGGTAATTTATCGTAAGCGTCTTGTACTTGTTTCCAAGTTGGTTTTTTTCTGTCATCTAACCACACAAGTTCATCAAAGCATTCTTTTGTGTTATCTGTTGTTGATCCACGATATTCTGCTGCTGGTAATAATGCTTCAATTCCTAATGCTACGTCCATTTTATCCAACCTTCCAAATCAAAATTTCTGAATAAACTTCTCCAACGCCTGTTTCGTTGCGAATACCAAAACCAACACTTGCAACAGTTGTTTGAGCATAATGTTGTAATTCAAATACTTTTGTTCCTGTAATGGTTACAATACAACTAACAGTTGAAGCAGTTTGTGAACCTGTTCCAGAACAATGCATATTTGTACCTAAAGAAACTTGAGAAGAATCAGTTATATTGTAAATTCTTGAAATGTTTCCCTCTATACGAAACCCTGTTGGATAACCTTGAATAAAATATGTTCCAGCAGGCAAAGTAATTTGATTACTTGCTAATGAAGCACCTGTAATAGTATTTGTTTTAACTGTATTTAAATCTCTTGTTCTCCAAGCACCATTTGTGAATGTACCACCTTGAGTAGTTGCAGCCTTTTCATCACGAATGTGTAAAAAGTCAGCATAATTTAAAGCAGATTTCATGCTGGTATCTACAGCAGAACCTAAAGTTCTAATTGCACTTGCGCCGTCTTTTACAAGTGAACTGTCGTCAGGCGTTGTCCACCCAAAATATGTTGTTGTGGCCATGTGTTAATTAACTCCTAATAAAGCGTTTTGCCATTGCAGGTCTGGGTCTAGTGTACTCCATAATTCACCTGAGTAAACATCTTGCCACGCCACAGGAATCGCACTGTAGGCAAAGTCTGAGACGTTTAAATCAAGTCTGGCTGTGAACCTATTAATTGTCCAATTCCATCCTTCTATATATCCAAAGAAATCTGTTGGGTATAACAAGCTAGGAATGTCAGGAATTGAGATTGGCATTCCAAAGAACACGTTAACTAAGCTGTTAAGAAGTCCACTTGTCATTGTTGGTGCATCAATCTGTATACCAATACCTGAAACAACCGGGTTAGGATAAGCATTCAACAAAACTTGTCTTGCACCATAAGTATCAGCATCAGATGAGTTCTTTAAATATGTTGTTGTATTTGCAGCAATTTTGCCGTACAAGTCAATTGAAGTTGCGTCAATGGTTTCACTTGTAGCTGTTGGATTTCCGTAGGTAACAATTGCATCATTGATCAGATTATTTCTAGAAGTAAGAACAGCAATACCATCAGCCAAAATATAATTCTTTGAAATGTCTGTAAACCCATTGGTTTTAACATAGGTTGCTCTGGCATCCAAATCTGAATAACCCAAGTTGCCATCGGTGCGTTCATAAAGTTGACCCAAACCTGAATCGGCTACTACGGCTGCGTAATCGTATCCATTTTGAGCATCTGCTGTAGCTGCAAAAAGTGTGTAAGTTCCAGGAGTGTCAATATATGTGGTTGATACTCCAAGTAAATCGTTCCATGTTTCAGTTGTGTAATCTGTCCAAATTTGTGTTGCAGGTAATTGTGACCATTTTGTGCCAAATGCTTCTGTGACAACATTGAGCATTCTTGTGCCATCTTTTTCCTCTGAATACCCTGCTGTGTTAACTTCTTTGTTTGCCAATTTTGATAAAGCACCTGTGCAAATGATATCCGTTACATAAACAATACTTGTGCCACCTGCATCAAGAACTGATGCTTGAATGTCTGTCACATAGCCGGTGTAGATTGTTACAAGAGTTGCAGAATAGTTTTTGATTTGTACAACAATTGTGTCATTAATAGCAACGGATGTTTGAGGATGATCTTTAAAAGATATCCTGGCGTATCCTGCTTGTGATTGTTGATCAATGGTTTCACGTCCCATTGAAATGCTGACACCCTCAAGGGTATAGTTGGTTACTGCTGTTCCATTGATTTTGACAACAGCATCAGGAGTCCATGGCATGATTAACGAATGCCAATGCCCAAAGCTGATTGAGATAGTTTATTGACTGTGCCTTGTTTAGCTGCAGAATTGACTGCGCTGACAACTGTTCTAGCTGTGGATACTTTATCAACTGCACCTGACACATTAACATTGACTGTTGTGCCTGTTGAACCGGATGGTTTAGATGGAAAACTTAGTCCTGATGCGTTACCTGGTAAATCGATTCTTACTTGTGATTGGCTTGCAGCAAATCTGTTTCCTAAATCAATTAGGTATGTAAATGGTGCTAGTAGGTCTGATATCAAATTGGTAAGTTTTGTTAGGCCGTTAATCATTTGAACTAGTCCTGAGCCTTCACCTGATGAAGCAAATAAAGCTGTGTTTAATTCTGCAATTGATTTGCCTAAATTGTTGAATGCAGCACCTAAACCATAGCCTGCTGATTGATTTGCATCTAGATCATCTGTGAATGAAACAACACCTGTGCCAGCATCATAGACGGCTTTTTTGATGCCCTTAGCACCTGTTAATCCTTGAACAAATGAATCCAATGTTGGTAATACTTTTTCTGTTACAAAAGTTGCAAATCTTTCCACAAATGGGAGAAGCGCATAACCTAAAGTTTCTTTGGCTTCGTTAATAGCAATTGATATTCTTGCAAATCGTCCTTCAAGTGTGTTGGCTTCTTGTTCAGCGAATCCACTAAATGTTTTACCAAGTTCTTTAGTAATCTTGTCCATATCTTTGCTTTTAAGAATGGTTGAATCAATACCTAAACCAAGTTTGCCAAGGGCAGCAGAGTTGCCATCGTAGGCTTTACCTAATGCAGAAGCTACTGAATCTAAATCTTTTCCTGTAGCAGCACTAATATCCATTGCAAGATTAAGAGCCTTTTGAGTTTCCCCAGTATCCTTAATCGAACGAATCAACCTTGCATAGGCTGGTCTAAGTTTGTCGTCTGATATTCCAAGGGACAATGATTGTTTAGTAATGTATTTTTCAACTTCATCTGTTTGTGCTTTAGTTGCACCAATAACATTCTCTAAAGTCTTAGCAAGATTTCTTTGAGCCTTTTCATCTTCAATGGCTGCTTTAACTGAATCAACACCAATTTTGACTGCTGCTGTAGCTGCTGCTGCTCCAAGGGCTAGGAATGCTGCTCCTGCTGCTTTAGCAAAGTTCCCAACCTTTGTATTAAAATCATCTGTGTCATCTCCTGCTTTTTTCATGCCAGAAGAGAACTGAGCTGTGTCAGCTAATAAAGCAAGTTTGAGTGTTCTAATGTCAGCCATTTAAATTCTCTCCTTCCATTCTTGTCTTATCTTATCAATTCCTGCAACCCATTTAGCTTTGATTGCAGGTTGCATCATTTTAAGTGTTGGGAATATGAAATAACCTACGTTGCCTTTACCTGTTGGTGACATAGGTGAACGTGTTGGAAATTGTCTATATTTGTATGATCCAAATTCTGCACCCATCAAAATGTCTCCGGCTTTAGCACCTGATGATGTGATTGATTGATCTCCACCAATAGTAATTTTTGGAACTCTGTCTCTGGCAACTTTAACTGTTGAAGCAAGAGCT